CGGATCCGAGTTGATTATCCTCCATGAAGGTGGAGATCATGCCCCTTTCTTTTCACTGGATTACTCATCCTATGCTGGATCCTATGATCAGTATAATGAGCAAAGCAAATTCTTGGATTCTCAAGGATTCTGGATCGAAGGTCTCTACACATGGAGCAGTGCAATCTATGAAAATTGATAAGATTAATTCAAACATCCTCTGGGAATGGAAGGGTGATAAGGAATACCAAGAGACCAAGCAGGCCATTACAGATGACCGCAAGCGGTTACAGAAGTTTGCTAACCGTGTAGCCAGCCGCAAACGGGCCAACCTTAAGGAACTGGAAGCATGTAAATTATTTCTAAATACCCTTATCGATAATGAGAAATACTTTAAGCAAATCAAAGAGATCCGAGACAAAGCAAAACTTGTGTCATAAATCTATTTATCACTTGCTTAATGTCTCCCAATATATAAGATTCAAAACATGACTACTTCTACTTTTCACAATCCACTCGAATGCCCCTATCAATGGGAATCTGGTTACCCTCAAGGTGTATCTATCGCATGTGGCGGCAATGAGCGGCCCCAGCAAATCGCAGGCAAGTGGTACATCTATGTTTGGGTATCAACTCCCCAAGTCCACCAGTATTACTGCTTCAATGATGATCTGTTTTATTCAGATTCATACTTTGAGGAAAACATCCGCAACCTATGACAATATACGATCACCTCATATTCATCGGCCCTGCAATCGCAGTAGGCCACTTTTTATTCACCATAATCAAATCACTATTCACCAAATGAACAATTATATCTTCAAATTACATTTCCTTTCAGATGAAAAAGGAAAGAGAATCAAACCTAGACTTATTGAGTGCAATAATGTTGATGAATTTCAAAAAAAAGCATCAACATCATTAAAGAGATCTAAAATTTGCTGGAGCAGGGTTTACGCAATCCAAAAATTTGAGCTACAGGGAAAGATTAGTGGGGAGATTTGCTACTAATGCCAGATATACCACATTTACCATCTTCCGAAGAGGAAGAAATTGAATATGCCAAGCAGCAATCTTTTATTGAAGAATGGGAAAAAGATATAGCTAGGCAATCGACACAAAAAACAGATCTGTCCGAAAATAAAAGCTTTCTCGACATGTCTTTACTTGAACTTAATAAAATTATAGAAAATGCATAAATTGAAAAAAGAAATTTTAGGCCGTGTTTGCGGCATCCTAAATGTCAAAGAGGATGAAGGTATTAAAGATAAATTCGTTTTGACTATCTGTAACGACATAGCGAAAGGAATACTTGTCGTAGTGGATACTGAGAATAATGCAATTTACTCATTGCCTCCCACAAAGCAAGAGTCATAATCATAGGATGACCGAGGAAACCGAAGATAAACCAAAACTAGGATGGGGCGGCCGTAGGCCCAATCAAGATGGTAGACCGCCCTTACCAGAAAACTTAAGGCGAGTACCTTTGCGTACTCGTGTTTTGCCAGAGACTATTCACTTCTTGGCAGAAGATGATGAAGGTATGGGCAAGGCCATTGATAAACTTGTCCGAATGCGTAAGAAAAAAAAATGAGTTGACGGGTCGCTATCTTTTAGATAGTTCCTGCAATGGCAGGAAAAAATGAACCGACTAAAGCCTTACTGAGGCGAAGAGAGGTCATGGATTGGCTGGGATTAGCTGATCATGAAATGACCAACCTTATTAAGGATGGAATTTTAAAGCCTAAGTATTTCAGAAGAAATGCTCGGGCATTCTTTGTAAAAAGGGATATTGAGATACATGTGCTGGATATGGAAGAGGTGCCAGCATGAGGTATCAGTATTATTCCGATAAAAACAAAGCGGCTAATGAACCAGATGTAGCTGAACTGCAATCTGAGCTTACTGATATCCTTGAAGACGCAGGCCGTAATCTTCGCAGGCGAGACGATTATGATGATGTAAGATACGCTAGATGGTCTGGCCAGTCTGATGATGGCCGTAAGCATGAAGAGCATCTCGGGCATAGGCCAATACCGTGGGAGGGGGCCAGTGATATCCATATGCGGCTTGCTGATCGATTAATTAATGAGCATGTCCATATGGTCTCAGAGGCATTCTTTAGGTCTAATATGTCAGTGGCTGGAATCGAGACCAGTGATCAGAAGAAAGCAGCTTACTGGAGGGACTGTTTGGCCTATTTCCTTGAGCAAAGAATGCTACCAGAACTTCGTAGGGAAGTGGAAATCTTAGCTCAAGAAATGTTTTCTGGATCTCCTGCTATTGGGGTGCTTGGAGTTTACTGGCAGCAGGAAACTATCATGCGGATGAAAAAATTTACCGTACAAGATGTTGTACAAATGGTTACTGAGCAGGGAGGATCCGAGCAGGCCGTGCAGCAAATTCTACAGGTCCTTCAAGATCCAGACATGGAGGAAGATGCACTTAGTTTATTTCGCCAGCATTTCGCAGGGGTAAAGGATAAAGTACTCAAAAAAGGTCTTAAAGATTTTAGGAAAACTGGGGAAATGAATATACCTACTCCAGCTATCCATGAGAACCGTCCCAGATTTGTAGCACATAAGCTATACGAAGATATTTTTGTTGATGCAAATTGCACCGAGCTAGACCGAGCTAGGGTGATCATGCGTAGAGAATGGTTATCCGAGACCGAGCTGCGAGATAAGATAATTACTGAAGGCTTTAATGAAGATTTTGTTGAAGCAGTGCTGGAAAAATCGGAAGGCCAATCTGGGGTCGCAGAATACGATTACCGCAATCCCATTCAGCTTGGGGTGCATACAATGGGTAAAGGTGTAGAGGGTGACTTCAATGACCTCTATGAAATATTCTATGCTTACCAAAGGCAATATGATGAAGATACAAATGTGCCAGCAATTTACTGCACCGCATTTTCATCACATGTTCCAGATCTTTACGGAAAGCATGAAATCCTTGAGTATGGTCACAACCAAATGCCTTTTGTCTTGTTTACAAGGGAAAGACTTTCACGGTCCATATTTGACTCCAGAGGTATATCGGAACTAGTCGCAACAAACCAATATGAAGCAAAGGTGCAAAGAGATCTCCGAAATGACGCAAGTCAAATTGGAGTCATACCTCCCTTATTGGTAAACGCTCGCAGGGGTGGGTTGAATTTACTTGTAGCCCCAGCTTCACAGATCACTATAAGCCGCCCAGATGATATCGGTTGGCTGCAACCTCCCCCATTATCGCAAAGCTCAATGGAGGCAGAATCTGCGGCCATTATGGATGCGGAAAGGTACTTTGGAAACCCAGAGAAACCCGAGGCCCGTCAATTATATCAGCAATGCATGGTAAACCGTTGGCTTGACTCTTGGAGAGAAGCACTATCGCAAGCACTTTCTTTGTGCCAGCAGTATTTATCTCCAGAGTTTGTAGCTCGGATTACAGGTGGACCAATTGAGGAAATCGCAATGCAGCAGGAAGACATTGAAGGCAGGTATGACTTATCTCTGCGGTTTTCCGTTGATACATTAAATCCAGAGTTTATGGAGAAGAAACTGGATGCCGTTACTAAGCTTACTCAATTTGATGTTACTGGTGCCTTAGATCGCAATAAACTACTTGAGATAATAGCTGAGTCAATTGACCCAATGCTGGCAAAGCAGGTAGTCATGGATAAGCAAACCGCAGCCCAGAAAGAAATAGATGACGAGCAAAATAGCTGGATAAAAATTGCAAATGAAATTGAGCCAATTGCAAAGGAGGGAGTAAACTTTGAGCTTCGTTCGCAAACGGCCCAGCAGATCATTCAGTCATCACAAGCAATTCAGCAGAAGATGGCCGAGAACCCACTAGTAAAGCAGTTAGCAGATAATCGAATGAAGTACTTGCAGTTCGGTATGCAGCAGCGTGAAAATGCACAAATCGGACGGGTAGGAGTGAAACCAGTAATGGGGCAAGGGGGGTACTAATATGTTTAGAAGGAAGCGAGCAACCTTAGTTAAATATCCATCACCCATGAATGCGGATGATGTTTCCCGTATATTCAAGGAAGTAGGCCAAGACTCAAAGTTATGGCAAGCGTTAGACTCTGTTTTAGATAATATGCTTTTAGATGCAGTGAATGATGTATCGGACCCTAAAAATGATGTGACAAAATTTGCACATGCCGCAGGCCGTGTAGATGCCATAAGTGGAATTAAATCTCGATTAGAAGAGTACAAATAATGAACAAAGATAAATTTGATTTACTAACCGCATACTACGGTGAAGCTTGTAAAAGCTTAATTGATCTCACGGAATACTGGGACGATGTTGCAAAGGTTTACATCGATGCTGATTACGATCTTTTCCAGACTGGCCTGCTCTCAAATGATTTTAATACGCATCTGGATTTGCAGTTTGCTAGAAGGAAAATAAACCCGAGCAGGAAAAATATTCTTGATGCAGGATGCGGTATTGGAACCACATTAAAATACCTCGCAGAGAAGCATCCAGATGCATTCTTTAATGGCTTAAATATTTCAAATAGACAGATCCAGAGATGTCATGCAGGGAATGGTATCCCAAAAAACTCAGAACTTTCAGTGGCAAGTTATGATGACATGCCTTATGAGGCTGGGACCTTTGACTTAATTCTATTTGATCAATCTATTGGATATCGTCCGCTAGTAAATACTTATAAAGAAGTGGCAAGGGTGCTTAAAACGGGCGGCAAGGTCATAGTAAGTGACATGTGTCAGATTGATGACCCAGACCCAGAATATGCAATGCAAATAAGATCATTGCAGCACAACTGGCATTACATGTGTTACCCAGTAGAATATCATTTGGCCGCTGCAAAGGTTGCTGGGTTAAAACCTACTTACTTGCTTGATAACATGAATGTGCTTTTAGATTTTTCTAAGTGGCAGGATTTAGTAAACGACAAGCTACATGAGTTTCACGGGAATTGCCCGTATGCACCAATTAAGGTTTCTGAATTTCATTTTGAAAAATGATTATGAAAGACACGGCAGAGCAAAAATTTAAAACAGAACATCGAGCTTTATTAAATCGTTGGATTGAGGAATCAGATATCGAGGACACTAATATCGCACAGATTGCTCTTGATGATGTAAATGAGTGGCTCGATGAAGAGGTAGTTGAGTTTGAATCAGATATAATTTTGGAGGACGAGTAATGCCATATACGAAAAAAAAGAAAGTAAAAAAAGCTACAATTAAAGGCAGAAAAAGGGCCTGTTAGGTGAAGTCTTTCATATTCGCTAGTGATCTTCATGGCGATAAACAGGATCCCGATGCGGTTAAGTCTCTGCTCAAATTCACAGAAGAGTTCAAGCCAGATGTAAAAATCTTTGGCGGAGACCTTTTTGACTTTTCGCCACTTATGAGAAATGCGGATCCAGCGGAAAAAAACGCAAGCATGGAGGCGGATGTGGAAGCAGGGATGGACTTCTTAAAAACATGGGAGCCAAATTATTTTTTATTAGGAAATCATGATGACCGTCTATGGCAGACGGCAGAAAAGCATTCAGTCGGGATTGTACGGGATACCGCGCGTATGGGTATTAAAGATATCCAGAAGACTTGTCGGAAAATTAAATGTAAAACTTTTCCTTACTCTGTAGACAGGGGAGTTTTAGAGTTAGGCAAATTTGCTTTTGTCCACGGGTATTTTCATGGTGCCGTATCAGCCTGCAAGCAACATGCCATCACATTTGCTCCTATTGGCGGATGTTGCGTTCATGGGCATATTCACTCCATACAAAATTACACTACCCCGAGGCACAAGGGAGGGTCTGCAATATCTGCTGGATGCCTAGCGACAACATCAATGGAATGGAATCGTGCCAAAGTTAATCGTTTAGCCCATGAAGCTGGCTGGGTATTTGGGTATTACTCTAACAAAGCATGGGCTGCTTGGACCGTGCGTAAATTCGATGGGGAGTATTTATGGCCATCAATTGGGCAAAAAAATTAAAAGAAGTTGGTGCATCAAAGGAAATTAAACCAGAAGGAAAAGACTGGTTTACGGTCCATGAGTTGCGTGAGGAAACAGGTAAAGGTATATCCAACTGCTATATTTTTATTAAGGAGCAAATCAGTGCAGGCAAGATCGAGAAATTTAAGGGATTACAATATTCCGAAGAGCATAAGCAATTAACCAAATCGGTTTGGTATAGGTTCATTTGATGCAACTCCACGCAACTCCAATATGGGCGTTGTCGTTTGGTTAATCGTAATCTCAATTTGGGTTAACATTTAACCCGTCCGTTGCGGTACAACGAGTAAAATTTCCACCGTCAGAGAAGAAAAACCTATGGCAGATTCAAATGGGATCGCATCCCTAAAAGCAGAAGAAAGTGAAGTAAAAGATGACAATAGCATTGTTAGTCTTGGCGATATTGCCGAGGCCGCAGGGTTAGACTCATCATCGTTCTTTGAGAGTGCATTAGAAGACCAACCAGAAGAGACAGAAGAGACTGAGGAAACACTAGTTGAAACTGAGGAAACTGAAGAAGTTGCAGAAGAAGTTGAGGAACCAGAGGCTGAGTCTTTATTCACTGAGTTATCGGGGGATGAAGCACCAGAGGATCCAAAGCAAGAGGAATCAGAAGGAGTCAAGAAACGCATTGGTAAATTGATTGAAGCAAGGAACCAAGCAGAAGCAGAAGCAGAAGAACTCAAGGCTAAGATAGCAGAAATGGAGTCATCCAAAAATCAGCCTACTCCCGATAACAAGGGACTAGAGAGATTTGATGGAGTAAAGGATTTCAAGGAACTACAGGCAAGAGAGGCGGAGGCAGAGCATTTGCGTGATTGGCTTATAGAGAATCCAGATGGAGGTGATTACACTGACATTACAGGATCCGAGCATGAAGTAGAATATGAGCAGGCCAGAAAACTAATGGTAGAAACTGATCGTGATTTACGAAAAAACATTCCTCAAGCCGCACAAAGACTTCAGCAGCGTGAGCAAAACAAAACCGCTGCCATGCAAACTTTTGAATGGATGAAGGACAAGCAAAGCCCAGAAATGCTGGAGGTCCAGCAGGTGCTATCAGCAAATCCTTTTATCAAGGAATACTATGATAAAGATCCATTTTCAGTTCTTACCGTTGCTTACGCAATTGAAGGAATAAAGTCCGTGAACGCTAGGAAGGCAACCAAGCCAGTCAAGCAATCTGCGGCACCTGCGGCCCCAGTTCCAAGTCGAGCAAAACCATCAGTAGTACGCAAGAAAGGTAGCACAAAGAAGACCCTCTTGCAGCAAGCCTCATCTGGTTCGGTAGAAGATGCATCCTCATACATTGAATCAATATTGTAATAGGAGATAATTTAAAATGGCTATAGTAGAACGGGATCAATCCCTTAAGAGAGAGTCACTTAGTGACTTAATGACAATCGTGGACAGGAAATCCTGCCCATTCATTTCGCAAGTAAAAAAAGGTGCCGCACCTAAAAACTCATTTGTTGAGTGGCCCTTAGACAAGCATAAAGATAACCTTGTTCGCACTGCAAATTATGCTGGTGGAATAAGTGACAACTTACCTATCGATGGTGCCGATATTGCTGACGGTGATTTCGAGAATTACGATGACCGCACAAAGTGTTCGGTATACCTTCAGTACGCAAGACGAGTACCTAAAGTATCTCGTTTGGCTAACATGGTTTCTGATGTTGCTGGAGTGGGATACAAGAAGGAAATGGCTAATAGTATCGCCAAAGCCCTTGTTAGTCACAAGCGTGACATTGAGAGTACCCTTTGTTCCTCACAGGAAACTGCACAGGAAACAAACGCATCTCCATACCAGACTCGTGGCCTCGGTAAATGGGTTAGCAGTGCAGCACAAGGCACTTTGCCAGTCCCTGCTGATTTTCGCACCCCAGCAGGTTCGATCAAATCCGTTGCTGCTGCAAATGCGGTAGAGGAAGACCTTCGGGATATTCTGCAAAGCATTTACGAGCAAACAGGTGAGTCCGATAAAACCTTTTACGGTCTTTGTGGAACGCAAGTTAAGAAAACCATTTCTAACTTCACCTTGTTTACTCCTCGCACAAATAACCTTGTCGTTTCCAACCGTGACACTGACGAAGGTCGCTTGAGTGCTGCCGTGGATATCATTGAGTCCGATTTCGGTACAATCACCCTAAACCTCTCTTCTTTCTTAGAGCAGGATGCCCGTGACGGTGGTGGTGCATATGATGCTACCGTTGGACAGAAAACATTATTCATCTTAAATATGGCCCAGCTTGAAGCTTGCTATGCAGAAGAAACTTCTGTTCGTGAACTTCCAGACTTGGGAGGTGGACCACGCTCAATCATTGAGTCCGTGTTCTCCTTGAAATCCTACTCTGGTGGGTTGGATCACGGTAAATACTCACTTACCTAAGATTTAGTTTCATTCGGTTCTAGTATGCTTGGTGCGGAAGAAATAATCGTTGGCAAGGAAAACATCACGAAAGATGTTTGGGGTAGCCTTGCTGATATTTTCCGCGCCGAGCTTGCTGGGGCAGAGATTGAACAAAGAAAACTCATGGAGGCTGAAAAAAGAGTCTCTGGGGGAGAGAGAAAAGATCTACCGTTTGGTAGACTTCGTTTTAAGATATGCCAAGAGGTATATCATTTCTGGGGAGGCAAGCTGGGTTACGAATGTTGGAAAGATAAGAGTTTTTTAAATTGGTTAGAAAAACGATTTGGGGACCTAGTTTCAATAAATAGTAAGTCAGCAAAGCTAGGAATTTAAGATGCGTACAATCCCATACTCCCAGATTGAAAAGGGGTTGGCCGCTATTGCAGGAATTGATTCTGAGAACATTCTTGCACACGAAAAGGCACAATTCGCAGAGTTTATAAATGATGCCACAAGGTTCGTCTGGGATTATTATCCTTGGCCAGAATCTACAAGAATTGAAAAGCGATACTTCCGCCCATTATGGGTTGAGAATAAGTCTTACGAAATTGGAGATGAGGTTTTCTACAACGACAAATATTACAGGAAATTCGCAAACTTTGACACAAGAACTAGTGAGTATTGGGCAGACCTCCAGCAATGGACTGATACTGATAGAGACTGGTTCCCTTATGTGAGTCCAGATGAAGGGAGTGTATGGCATGAGATAGGAGATAGGTTTACCGCAGAAGAATGGAAAGAGTCTGGCTTATATCAATTGGGGTCCTTAGTTGAGTATAACAAAGAAATTTATCTTTGTATAAAAAACTTTAACGGAGGAATTATGGATGGATCCTTAAAGTATGTAAATTTCTCGCAAAACGGAATTAACATAAGTGATGGAAGTCACTGGCAGAAAGTTGATACTACCTTCGAAAGGTTTATAGCTTTTGATCAAAAAGATGAAGAGGTGATCGGCACCTTGTTTAGTATTCATACTGCGGACCCAAGGTATAATTCTGGTCCTGTATTAGATTGGGAGTTAGGCCGTGAAGGGATTTATGTAGATTTACCATTTGAAACAAATCATGTATGGGTTCGATATAGAGAAGAACCCCCTGTTTTTTCCCCACAAGATTCGGACAAACCGTTATTAAATTATTTGGCTCCAGCTATAAAGGCATATGCTTATAGGTCATTTTTAATAAGTGACGGCCAGAACGAAAAAGCAGCCTTACAGGAGTCACTTGGGCTTGATATGCTTGTGCGAGAAATAGACAAACTCGTCCACCAGCATGATCGAGGTATTAAAGGATTTAAGGGGGTTGCCATATGAAGATAAGAAACGAAGCTTTTCGTAGAATAGTATCTGGCCGCAACCAAGATTTTGAGGCGAAACAAAATACGAGTGTAAAGTCTGGCAAGTTAGTCGTTGCTTCTGTTGCAGGGATTCTTGGCAGTATAAGTTTATTTACCACAACTCCAGCATATGGTGAAGTTGCAGGCCAAGACTATGTTGCAAACCTTGCTGGCGGCAACTCGGGGACCGAATTATTAAATCAATTTAAAGACTGGGCATGTGATGAATTAGATGATCAAAGCCTATGCCAAAAGTACATAGATGCTGAAGGCTGGGAAGACCTAGAGATAGATGATATAGTCGAGTGGAGGACGGCAAACGGAATTGAAGACATTGTAGACGGTGATATGTCTTTGTTCGCAAGCATCCCTGTTCGCTATATAATTGAGCAAAGATCCGCATCCGCATCATTTAGTCTAACGACTTTAGTTCAGTCTGATGTTGAATTTAATAGACAAGCAACTTCATCTATAAATTTACGATTTGACGGTGGAGCGGCAAATTGGGAATCGCCAGTATTCTGGGAAAATATGGATGTTTACTGGGATGCTCCAGAATCAACATCTACACCTTATCTTGCGAAAGTAATTGAAGAGGGTGCCAGTGCATCAATAAAAATTGAAACAGGCATAGGTACGGTTGATTATAATTCTACCGTTTTCTGGGAGTACATGGATGTAGATTGGGATGAAGAAGATACATCTGGAACCACTCAGTTCTTTGTACCTAAAATCATAAGAAATGCAGCAGCATCATTTACTCTTAATGCATCTGTAGGGACCGCAGATTATGAGTCATCTGTTTTCTGGGATTACATGGATGTAGACTGGGATGAAGAGGATACAAGTACATCCAATCAATTTACTGCAAAAGTATACGAACGGACAACAAGCGCATCTATAGCCCTTTCAATGACGGTAGGGACCGCAGGCTGGGCATCTGCTATTGAGTGGCAAAATACAGATGTGGAATGGGACAGGGAGTTCGCTGGCTCAATTCTGCAAGGCATAATTAATTTAAATACTTCACTCACAACAAACACAAATCACACTTTAATCGCAGGCTGGAAGAGTGAATCCAGTCCGTGGTCAAACTTAACAAAAAACTGGGAGGCAAGCTAAATGGCTACATTACAAGGACGGGCAATTAAGGATACCTATAAAGATTTATTGCAGGTATCAAATTCTAATAACGGAGTAGACGGCAGTTTAAGAACGGTCGAAGACGGGGAAGGTACATCTTCGGCACTTAAAGTCTCCAGTCAAGGTGTGCAAATCGCAGGAACGCTAGATGTCACTGGTGATGTAACGGGGGTTCCGCATGTTGACTACAAAGGTAGTTACTCTTCTTCAACTGCATATATAGAAGATGATGTAGTAGTCTATAATGGATCAAGCTATATCGCCAAAGGGAACACAACTGGCAACGCTCCAACGAACACAACTTACTGGGGATTACTTGCCCAAAAAGGTGCAAATGGTACAGACGGAACCAACGGAACCAATGGAACCAATGGTGCTACAGGTCCAGCAGGCCCACAAGGCCCACAAGGTCAACAAGGCCCAGAAGGCCCAGAAGGCCCAGCAGGTGCTGATGGTTCTAGTACAAATCTTGCTCTATCCGAAAATGCTGACACTGCTCGCAGTCTAGATATATCTAGTGGTTCTACGGTGGATGGTTTGATGCAAACCAACTTCAATACTACTTTGCGAGTTTACTTAAATGCAAACACTGGAACAACTGATTCAGCTACACGCAGAACTTACAAATTAGAAGGTTTGCGTACTCGCATTAATGAAACTTTCTCCACAATGCAGGCCGCCACCTTGTACATTCAAAAGTTTCATAATCAGCACAGAGGTCTTGTTGAGCTTCGATTTGAGACTGACATTGTTGACCCTGCTTGGCAACAGACTGTCGATGAAAGGTGGTTAGGTTGGTACTATATTGGAGTTGATGCAGTTCGCACTTGGGAAATCCAAAATCTAACTGGTGCAATCCCACTTTGTAACAACAGAAGTGCAAATGCGTTTATAAATATGCACATTAAAATTACTGGAAAAACTGGTACGCAATCAACTCTAGCACAGGCATTTGAAGGTGGGTATATCTTGCTAAGTAATGGTTGTGCTTTTGAGTTCGGTGGTGGTGTCCATTTCTGGTATGGAATGTTTTTTGTGGCAGGAGGTGCAGGTATTTACAATGAAGCAAATCCATTAGAACTAAAAAACGATCTAGGTAATGAAAATGCATCACAAATGCTTTATGTGTTAGGTAACGGTAGTCACGGTTACTTTAAGAACGAAGTGTTATTCAGTGGTCAGTTCCAGACTGCAAGGTTTATAGGTGACGGATCATGCCAGTTCCACCATGCCTTAAATTATCAAGGCACAAGTGGTTCAAGTGTTGGCCCATTTGTCATGGAGACCAATTACTCTCTGCCTCAAAACTATATTGATAATGCGTTTCCTGCATTTTCCTTTGAGGCAGTTGGTGGTAATGTTTTTCACGCTTTTGACCCAGTGCTTACTGACACTCCGAGGAATAGTAACCTACTAGGCCAAGCTGAGAGGTTCGATAGATTTGTGGTGACCAATTTTGCTTCACAACAATACACCCACCTCCAGAACAATAAAATTGCTTACTCGCATGGTGCTAATGGTGAAGACCCAACACAGACAAACATTCGAGGGTGGGCATTGTATGGTGTAAATGGTGCAAGTTCCCTTCCTGCAAAGAAAACATTCCAAATTATATAAGAAAATGAGTATTGAAAGCATTGAACCAGAAGTTGCATTATTGAATGCAAGTAATAATTACACCCCAACCCAGACATACAACTGGGAGGGGCAAAATAGAGTAAAGAGGGATGAGTTGCTAAAATTAAGTGACTGGACTCAAGTCAGTGATTGTTCACTTTCTGATGAGAAGAAAGCAGAATGGTTGGAATATCGCCAAGCACTTCGTGACATTACTACACAAGACACTTGGCCTAACTATCCAGTATGGCCAATTGCTCCATCGAACTAAGGGGGACAAGAAATGGCACAAGCAACAAACTTCTTAGAAAATAAGTTTTTAACTGGATTGCTTGGTGGGAGTAATGTGACTTTTTCTGGCAAGCCTTTTATTGCCTTAATGAAGTCTTCTCCCTCCGACACTGGTGGAGGAACTGAAGTGACTGGGACAAATTACGCTAGAGTTCGGGTTGGTGATGCTGGGCAGGGAAGTTTCTCTGTTGGGTCAACTGGCACCGCAACAAACACTGCTGCATTTACATTTGATGATGCAGGTAGTGCGTGGGGTACGGTGACACATATCGCTCTGTTCGATTCAGCGTCTGGTGGTAACATGTTGGTATTCGCCAACCTAAATGCTTCAGCAAATATCCAAAGTGGTGACATCTTTAAAATCCCAGCCTCTGGGTTCACCATCACGATGGATTAATTTGTTTTTTCATAATCATATTATTGTTTACCCACCCCTCTTTCGAGGGGGGTGGGATTTAATCTAATGTCCGAAGGAATCTCAGAAAACTCTAGTCTGAAAACAAATACTGGCTTTGCTATTAAGCTAATTTCGGCCGTGGTGTTTTGTGTTTATTCTGGGGCTATGATCATGGCATCTATTAATGCACTGGAATTGGATCTGGAAAGAGTAAAGCATGATGTCGAAAGGAATATTTTCTTCGTTGAAAATTGGCCGAAAGGCACTATCGGATCTTTACCAGACGATGCTGAACAGAACATGAGATTAACATTTCTTGAGAAGCAGGTCTTGAAGCACGAAGAATTACTTGAAGAAATGAGATACGGAGTGGCTAAGTGAAATGGGTGAAATCCTTGTCATGTTTCTTACTGGTGGAGGTTCGACTGCAATGGGTGCGATTCTTAAAGGTGTTTTTGGTATGGTGTTTGAAGCTAGGAAGCAGAAGCATGACTTGGAACTTGCGAGGGAAAGTCGTGCGAATGATAATTTCCTTAGATTACAAGAGTGCCTCGCTAAAAACCCTGCTTCAGAGTCTACTAGTCGTGTGCGTAAATCACTGGCATTCTTGGGTGTTAGTTCCTTGTGTGCTTCTATCCTCATGTGTACAATTTTCCCCAACTCGCCACTGGTCACATTGTCCAACGCAAACGGAGAAGGAACAACCGAAATTCTCTTCGGACTCATCAGTTGGCAAGCAACCCAAGAACCGATCACGATCTCTACTGGACACATCTCCCTTATGGGAAACCTCACCATCCTTCCCTGCATTCTGGGATTTTACTTTGGCCCGTCCCCAAGAAGATGAATGATTTAAACCCAACAATTATTTTAGGAGCAAGTGGTACAGGTACTACTATTATTTTAAATGAAATGGTTAATCCAGTGTTAGCCACTATAACTGGAATACTTACTATCTTAATTCTCTCACAAAAGTTGTATGCCAATTACCGTGAGATGAAAACAAAAGGTAAATAGATGCCAAGGTTCAGAACACATGGTCAATTAGATGATCCATATGCTGAAGATGGAGACCCAGCGTTTCGTGGGCTGGACCAGCAGACAGAACCAGTCCTATTGCCAGCAGGGACCTTGCAAGTAGCTGAGAATGTAAGAATTAATCAAGGTGTCATTAAGTCAAGAAAGGGCCTTACACCAACTGGCGATATTTCCAGAGGGAAAGCATTAGTTAAATTCTTAGACCCAGTAAATAACCGTGAGGATATGCTAATTATTACTGCTGATAGAATTTTAGGCAGTAATGCAACTGATGTCTCAACTGACTATGCGGACAACGATCAAGTTTGGTCTAATTCGTTTTATCAGTGGTCGGATTATTCTTCTATTGAAGAGGGTATGTCTACACCATTTTCTGAAACCGATGAAATATTTGGAGTGCAGGCTTTTGATAAAGTCATTCTGTTCTCTGCTGGCAGGAGGCCAAAGATTTGGGATGGTCAACTTGGTTCTGCTATAATCGATTTACCAGAAGAACCGAGCATCACTGGGGACACTTTCTTTGCCTGTCCAAATGCACCGTTCGGCATCCATTTCGCAAATAGAATCATAGTTCCACATTATGATGACTCACCTACATCTGTTGCTTTCTCAGATATATTTGATGCAAATAATTTTGCTCCAATAAATACCTTTTATTTAAACAAGGGAACTAGTGATATCACATTAGGATTTGCTAGTTTCATGGAATCCCAGATTTTGGTCTTTAACAAAGAGAGTATCCATCTTGTGAATAATGTCCATGCACTGGAAGGCAATTCTACTAGTTATGAAATTACAAGGCAGTACGGGATAGCAGGAAGCAAGGCATTTGCCCAAAATGGATCATACACTTACTTTGTTACATCCGAGGGTAATGTGCAGGTTTTGGTGCCTTCTTCTGATCCTGCAAAAGGTCTTGGTATCGCAATTTCAAAAGTTACTTTAGACCAAGAACCACTCTCTAAGCCAATCACTCCATTTATGGAAAGAGTGAACCTTGATGTGATACAAAGATCCATTGTAAAGTATCATAGAAACCGAGTTTATTTTGCCTTACCCATTGACGGAAGTGAGCGTCCAAATGCCATTGCCGTTTACAATTCTTTAAATTCAGTTTGGGAATCTATTGATACATTTGACAGTATTAATTTTCAGATCCTTGACATGAACACATTGGGTCCAGATTTGTATGTTTTAACAAATGATAATGTTTACATTTACAATTCTGGAGAAACTGACCACGGGACAAAAATAGTAAGTAAAGTAAGGACGAGAGATTACACTTTGCAAATGCGAGATCTCAAGAAATTTGTTCGTGGGTCATTAAATTATTCATCAAAAGGTGACTCTGAAATTACGGTAAAAGTTCACACTAAAGCACCCGACTCCACCGTGCTTTCTAAGCAGGCAGCAAACACTGGATCCGTAAACACAATGTCTAGATTTAATATTAGGCAGAGAGGATATTCAGCATCAGTAGACATTCAGAACACTGGCGGAGATATTGAGTTGAAATCAGTATCGGTTGAAGCATTTGTGCATGGAGGAAGGGCAACCGCAAGTTATGGCAACTAAGGCACAAGTAGCAACTAGACGGCCAGTTGTCGGAGTAGAGTTTGACCCATCTTTATTCCAAGCAGCAGTTACCCCAGAAGTTGTAATACCAGAAGAACTTGATTCGCTAAAAGTTTCTAGTGGGGAGATTACAAACTTAACGGCAACCAATGCAATAATACCAAAACTTGACGGCACTGAACTAAGTAATGTTAAAGTCAACAATGTAGAATTTACAGGGTCCCTTGTTGGTTTACCTGCGGCCCAACCAATCGTATTAGATGAGGTTGCAAATGTAAGTGCCGCCAGCCCAGATGATTTATCTACATTACAATACAATGGGTCCTTGAATGAATGGCAGGCCGTAGCGAACACAGACTTTATAGATTCAATTATAGATGGTGGAGAAGCAGACTCAGATCCAGACTATGTAGCGGCCTTTGATATAGACGGAGGGAACGCATGAGTGTTCGCAGGATAAAACTCCGCAGGGACACTGCCTTTAATTGGAGCCAAATTAATCCAGCCTTACAAGAAGGTGAGATTGGTATCGTACTAAATGCACAAGACGGTACAGGCGGAGGCGGCCGCTTAAAGTGCGGTGACGGATTTACATCGTGGAACGACTTACCTTATGTCGATTCCGCAGGACTAGATATATTAAGAGAAGAATATGGCGATGAGATCTCATTCGAGGTCGCACTTGCCGCAACCAAAACATAATTATGCCAGCTACAGATATACTCGGAAAAATAGGTGAAAAAGTAGGGAGTGAGATCAATAGTCTTTCTACCAATATTTCTACTAACGCAAGTAATATTGCAACTAATGCATCTAACATTGCCACTAACACTAGTGAAATCGCAACTAACGCATCTAACATTGCAACTAACGCAAGTTCTATTGCAACTAACGCAAGCGGCATTTCAACAAATGCGTCTGGTATTTCTACTAACGCAGGTGCAATTTCAACAAATGCCAGTGCGATAACTGCACTGCAAACCAAGACAGGGTCTATAGCGGTAGATGGTAATAGTGCATCGTTTAGCGGTAACCTTGGTGCTGCCAACTTAACCTTAAGTGGAAACCTTACGGTAAATGGTACACAAACTATTCTTAACACTCAAACGCTTGAGGTAGAAGATAATATTATCGAGGTAAACCTTACCGCAAGTGATGGGTCTGAAACACAACAGACTGGTGGGCTACAGGTTAATCGAGGTAAACTTGTAGAGGCCAGAGGTATTCAGTCTGCAAGTGATAGTGGGCAAATTGGATACTTTGAAATTGTAGCTGGAGGCCAGTTCTCTGGACTGGTTCATTTCCGTATTAGGTTTGGTGAGTCCGCTGATTCTGTTTCAATACAATGGGAAAGCGGTGCAGACTATCTGTACATAGATTCTACGGCCAGCGTAATGACGGTAAGTCAATTTATTACATTTTTAAATGGCTACTCAGACATCAGTGCTAACTTACTTGCGTCCGCACCTTCTCACTCAACTGGCATCTCGGATTTTGCCACAGGGTCAGCTACGGTCTCCAGTGGAAGCGGATCTCTGACACCAGTAACATCAAGCCAGTTTAGTGATAAGGCCAAGCTTGTTTGGGATGACTCTGTAAGCAAATTCCAACTTAAATTAGGAACTGTTGACGCAAGCTTAGATGTTGGAAATGTTGATGCTGAAGAATTAAAAGTTCCCAGTGGTTCTGACATTTTAATCAACAATGTCGAGCTAGGAAACTACTCTTCTTTTGAGACTGAGTTCTTAGCGAATCTGTAATGTCTAGCATTCTCGCCCAGATTGGTGCAAAGATCGGACAGGAGTTTTCCTCTCGTCTGCAAGGTCTGTCTGGGCCAGATGATTATTCGGAAATTGGATATGATGCAAATGGCAATGTATCTACTATAACCACATACACTGATTCGTCCAAAGCAACCTTGGTTAAAACTAAGACACTCTCCTACACTTCTGGATCGCTCACTGGCATAGTGGTCACTGATTCTGGAGGCACTACGGTCTTAACCCAGACCC